ACCTAGCTAATGTTTTTAAATTTTCCTCACGTATATTATCCATAAGTTATCGTATTTAATCTGTGTAGTATTTACTTAATAATTGCCTAGGTCTACCTACAAAAATACATTCATCACCATCAAAAATGCTAATCCATATATCTTTATTGTAGTCGCCCCATATATAATATTCGTAATCTATCCAACCACTTGGGCGTTCTGGGTCTTCTATATACACATTCCCAGCTTCTTCTTTCAATTCTGCTATAATAGATGCTGCCATACAGCCTAATCCATTAAACACATTGTCTCTATCACTACCTAATCCATTAGTTATTTTTTTATCGTCAAGATAAGATGCTAATGTCACGCCCAAATACTCAGGATAACCATCAAAATGATGATAAATACTTACCATAAATTTATCTGGCTTTTCACTAAACGATACTCCTTCTTCTCGTTTAGCTATTTTTATTGTTGCTCTTGTTCCCATATTTTAATTTTAATCTGTTACGCAATATAAGCAGAATATAAATAAAACAGCATAACTCGCAAGAACTCCCCACGAGCTAAGTCCCATTTCTGATATAGCCCACTCCATATTAACCTGTTATTGATACTATATAATCATCATCTTCATTTACTAGGAATTTGTCACCATATAATAAGTCATTGTGACTAACTTCTATTAAAGAATAATGTGACCATAGTATAACTTTTTGTACATCACTAACGTTTAAGTCTTGCCAAAATGAGTTTTTTGTTAACTTATCAATTAATAATTTAGTTGAAGTAGGATATTTTTTTAAATCTTCTTGTATACTTTTACGTATTTTTGGTTTTAATCTGTCATATAAATTTTTCATATAATTATTATCTTACTTTATTCGTATTTAATTTGTATTAAGCGGTCTAAACGAGATTCGAACTCGTAACCTCTCGCGTGACAGGCGAGCATTCTAACCATTTGAACTATTAGACCATTATTTAGTTTGTGTATGAACGAGGTCGGGCAGGTGTGGTTCTTGTATATTCACCTATGGCTATTGCGAAGGGAATATACTTCTGCTTTATCCTGCCATTTGTAGTTTCGTTACCAGCTTTAGAGTAGATTTTCACTACTTCATTCCGGGCCAATTCACTACGTTACCACCCTCACCTCGCATTACATACAATTATCATTGTAATAGTCAAAAAATCTATCACAATCTAAATCTAAATCATTTGGTATTTCAATACCATTTTTCTTTGCTAACCATTGTAGTTGTTGAATTAAGTCGTAAGCGTCACTACAAGCTTCTTTCCAACCTATAGATTCACTACTAATTCTATCAATAGTAGCTTGTGAATTGTGTCCAAACATATTATTTATTATTAGTTAGTAGTATGAGTGGGACTCGAACCCACTACTTCGTCAAGTAACCTTCACACTTACGCAGATTGCAGCTATTTTTCAAGCGCCCTTGGCCTGTTTAAGTGCTACTCCTGTTCATACTATTGAGTAGCTAGTGGTGACCACTGTTGCACTACTCGGTTTGTGTGATTCTCCTATTTTTCAAGGCACGCTTGCACACTACGGCAAGAAGGTTAGATACCGAGTTTCGGTTACACTCCCTTCGCCCGCGTTTTTAGTTTCCGTATTTTTCTCTTAATGCAGAGTAATTTTTTATTATACTTAATATTTTATCTCTACTTAAACCTGAGTAATCCGATACTACATTTAACGCTAGCATGTTAGTTACTCCTGATTCTCTTACATCTTCGTAAGCTTGGTAATCTTCTTGTGTTATATTTCCCATAATCTTATTATTTTAACATAGTACCATAGCCGCGCCTGCGAGTTTTTTTCAGTATGAATGCAGCATCTTCGCTAGACATAATTTGTATCTCATTACCTGTCTTATGGTTACTGATTGGTATACAACCATAACGCATTACTGACGAGCAGTTTACACAAACTTTGTAGCCAAGATCAAGGCGACCTTGTGGTACATTATTATTACATTTTAAACATTTATTCATACATTTATATTATCTATTAGTGATCGTATTTGTTTTGTGTTTATTCATTAAATATATCATCTAAATTTAAAGTATAACTATCAGCAGTGTTATCATTAGCGACTACTATAGCAGCTTGTAAACCATCTAAATAGCCACATTTGTAAATATTACGCTCGTGGCCAGTTAGATCATACTTATCTACTATATACTTTACTTTTTCATAAACCTCTGGCTCTAACTCGTCCATTAGTTGTTGTTCTAAATCTTTTAATTTTTGTATCATATTTCTAACAATTCTTGTCTATTTTTTAAAATCCAATTGTAGTACTCATTAGCTGTTTTAGCATAATCCTGTCCTACACTTTTGTTCCATAAAGCATGGCAAACGCCATACTTATCTTTCCATACTACGTTTAGTAGTCGCCATTCTAATTGTTTTATCCAATCTTTTTGGCTTAAAATTACTTTTTTACTCATATTAACTTAAATTATAACGGTGTCCGTTGATTATTACTTGCACATCATCTGTACTACCAAAGAATTTATCATCTTCAGGTATGCTATCTTTTCTTTCATAAAAAGGTAATTGCTCATCATATCTTGCTTTATCTTCTTTAGCAAGTTGCTTAATTATATCTACTTGATAATCATATATTCTATAAAAACTAGCACCTGATTGCTTTCTGTAATAGTTTTTAAGTATATAATTACATAAATATACTAGTCTATCTTCATAATTAGGTATCATTATTCGCTCTTTACTAAATTGTTTACAATATTTACCCGTCCATTCTGACTCTTTTGTGTCAAAATTATACCTGTAATCTTTATAAAAATACTCTTTTTTACGAGTTCTATTTAGTTGATAACAACACCAACTAGCACCTTTACTATTAACTAGCATTTTACGTACATAGCCACTTTTAGTAATGTGAAATCTATTCACTTCTTTGTGACCATTAGCGTACATAGTTTTAAATGGTAGCTCAAATACTTTAGTACCTTTACTTCTTTGCCAATCTTTAGTGACATCTTTTATACCAAGTAACTGAAAAACTTCAATTGCTTGATTTGCATTTTTTACTTTTTTCATAATTTTTTATGTTTTTTCTTTCTTGTATAAGATTTTTTACTTTTATGAACACGCTTAAAACGAGAGAATTGCCAATAAGGATTACCTTTACGGTAATCTTTTGACTCTATTTTAATAGTTATTCTCTTCATTTTTAGCTCTTTTGTTGCATTTGCAAGCATTTTCTACTTGTTCTTTAGTCATTTTGCCTTCAAGTTGAAGTAGAACATAGTGTGTCATGTTTGCTTTGCAGTATTTACATTCAAATCTCATATTTATATTATCTTTTAGTGTTCGTATTTCATTTGTTAATCAATTTCATCACAATTTTCGCATAAAGTAGCGCCACTATGAGTGTCTACAGTGTAATTATATGTATTTTCTTCTGCTTTTACACAAAAAAGTAACAAAAATATTATTATTTTTCTCATATTATTGTAATGTTACACCATTTTCTTCCGCTAAATCATGCAAGAACATGTCCATTTCAGCGTAATTTTTAGCTTCAATTAACTCTTTTAATTCAGAGCAATACTCATATTCTTCAGTATTTTCAAAGTAATTTAGAATATCTTGTAATTCTTCAGTACTAATATTAAATGGATCACCATAAAACATAGCATCTTCATTTTTATACATTTCTAAAACTTCGTCAACACTCATTCTATGAGTAATTACTCCGAATGTATTTCTCATACAGTTATCTATTATTTCCATATCTTACTTAATCTTTTAGTCATTTGCTTATTAGTAAGAGTAGATTTAGCGGTACTAACTTTATGAATTACTTGAGCTACTTCATTTGTAGTATTATAACCACGAACGTTATCGTTTTCAAGCCAAATTAGACCATTATCACTAATTCTATTACTCCAAACTGCTATTTCTGCTGTTTTAGATGAAATTGAACCACCTTTTGCTATTCGTTCTCGTGCAAAATTCCAACTCTCATTGTAGTTATCACAGTAGTGACCTCCATTAAATTGAACACTAACTGTCCAATCATTGTCAAATGTTAAGTGAAATCCACTTCCTCGACTATTACTAAATCTACTCATATCTATTAATTTTTAGTGATGACGGTGAGATTTGAACTCACTTCGGGCCTTACAAAGGTATCCACCAACCCTGTCACCTTTTACTCATTCGTATTATTTTTAGTTGCTAAACAAGTGGAACTACAACTATATGCTCATATGTACTCCTTGAGTTATTGCATAGTAAATTAATGCACAAAAGCAATACGATATATAAGTGAAGCCTACCACGAGTACTGACGTTACTACGATTTCCTCGTGCGAAAACTTACGCTTCACTAGGCAATATCTTTATCTCTCACTGACATTGGTAAGTTATTACTTGCAGTGTATGATTTATACTTCGCCCAACAAGCCATCGCTTCAAGACTATCTTTCATGATAGCGAACACTTTATCGTGATTATAAGTGGCAGTTTTGCCATTTTTGAACTCTACATTTATAGTCGCGTTCTTACCGACTAGTGATTGTCTCACTACGAATCTCTTCGATTTTATTACATTATTTTCCATAACTATTTTAGTGGTTAAGCCACAAGCTTTTATTAAACTTTATATTATTATTATCTTTACTAATTCGTATTTAGTTTGTATTATATTACTGTGCACTTGTCACAATTAGGAATTACATCGTCTCTCATTCTTAATTCTTCTAGTATATTTGATACTTCACTACTACTTAAAGTACTTAAGTATTTCATGTCAAAGTATTTTTCTTGTATACTATCGTAACACTTCAAACCAAGTATTCCCATTATTTTAATTTCTTTATAATTCATAACTATTATTTTATATTATTATTATCTATGTTGTTCCGTATTTATTTTGTATTTACTATTTCTATTTTAAATTTCCAAAGAGTCATATTTTTTTTAAACTCATTTAGTACATACTTCGCTGTTTTTAAATTTATAGTTTCAAAGAAAACTTCAGACACTTTATTTTTTACTCCAATTACTCTATATTTTTTTGTTATATTTCTCATTTCAAAAGTATATTATTTGTTTATTAGTTATTTATTATTACCACATACTCCGCCCACTCTCTCATTGTATAAATGAAAGTTATAATTATAGTATGACATTAGCGTTATAACTACTTAGAATAACAGGCAATTGTCACATTATGTTGTAGAGATATTACTAAGATATCTTCATATCTCTACAAAAAGCAGGCATACAATTAGTATTCGTGTATGACTTATATTTAGTGAAACAGTTCATTGATTCAAATCTTTCTTTGTGTTTATTATACACATCGTCGTGATTATATCTTACGTTCTCACCTTTCTTATTTACAAAGTCTATTAATGTATTCTTACCGATTAAACTTTTTCTTATTACAAATCTATTTAATTTAATTCTATTATAATCCATAACTATTATATTTTATTTATTATTCTTATATTATTATTATCTATTACACTTCGTATTCTATTTGTATTAATATTCAAATGTAATTAAATGATAAACAGTTCTTATTGTCATTAATGTAAATATTATTATCATCATATCGTTTAGTATTATTGTTATTATATAATTATTATCAGTGAACGTTCGTAGTGAATTTGCGAAAACGATAATTGATAATGGACGGGTGATATGGGGGCTGGGTTAAAAAAACGGATTTTGGGGAGGGGGTGGGGGTCTGGGGGAGAGGGGGGAACACAAAATCCCTATATTTATAATACGGAAGTAAATATACAAAACACTATGTAATTATCTACAATATGGAATAACGGTAACATGCCGTATAGTATTAAAGCTTTAAAACAAAAATAAAATGGGAATAATAAAACCAACAATAACATTAACAGCAAACTCTAGCGAAGCGACTACAGATGCTGGACCGTTAAGTGTAGCACTATCACTTTCTGCAACGGATTCTTTAACAGTAGATACTGTACAGTCAAAGATACACACTTTTGCAGATGCTACTTCAGAAGTAATACTTTGGGATGGTGACAGTATAGCCGGCGCGGATGCAGCTGGTGGAACAAGAGGTGGTTACTTATACTTCAAGAACACTTCAAGTACATCGACACGTCTTATTTATATAGGTATAGATCATGATGGTGGAACTGCTGCTGATCTTAGTGCTGCTGATGAAGGAGACGCTGAGGCTGATCTTTCTAATATGAGACTATTTACTCTTAAAGTAGGAGAATTTGCGTGGATGCCTTTTGACGGTAACTGCGACATAATCGGAGATGCTGATGGAGCTGGTACATTAGAGTGCTGGTACTTCGACAGATCTACATCGTAATAAGGAAAATCCTTATACCAATTAATAATTAAAACCAAAAACAATGACATACATATACTATAAAAGTAGTACATATACTACTGAACCTAAAATTTCAGAAAAACAATTAGATGAGTGGAAGCACTTGGCTGAAAAGAAAAACTGGAGAATTACTCAACTACCTAACGGATACTATCAGACCGAGGTAAACAAACCAGATCATGGTGATCAATGGGTTGATATCACGAGAAGAGAGACAATGGAAGGTGCAGAAGCTGCAATTGATGGCAGTGTTGAGCATTTTACTAAGAAATTAGAATATATAAAGGGCCCTAAGGTCGTAAAAACTTTTAAATAATATGGCGTTTAAACTCGGTGACGAAAGAAGAGGTATAAAAACTTCAGCTATTAGAAAGAAAAATGTAGGTGAAGGTACTATCGCGCGAGCTAATATGGACGGATCTATAGACGTCGACCCTTCAGTTAACTTAAATAGTAAGTTTGGCAAGAGGGTAATAAAACATGAGCAAGCTCATCTTGATCAAATGCAGTCAGGAAGAGCTGCTTATGGAGATGATTGGGTAATGTGGGAAGATAAAATATATCTCAGAAGAGAGATAAATGGCGAACCTGTTATAGATGGCCCAGCAGGTAGATTGCCAGAAGGTCATAAAGATCACCCGTGGGAAGCGGAAGCAATAGAGGCCGAAAAAAATTAATCGATTAAATTTATAAAAAATGGCATTTAAAATGAGAGGGTTCAATGCTGGCAAAGGCACAGGTTTAACCCAAGACAAATCAAAAAGTGGTGGTGGCTCAAAAGACGCTAGACCACAAAAGGCACCAAATAAAGCAACTGGATCCGCAATGAAAATGGGGATGAGATCTAACGCAATGGCAGGAAGAGATCCTAATATGGCAATGAAAACTAGTAACGCTATGATGCCTGGTTCTATGATGGCTATGAAAGCAAATAGATCCGCAATGACGTTAAAAGATGACGTTAAGGAAGCCGCTATAAAAGGCGCTATGATGGGTAGTGTAGAGAATAAAAAATTAGAACGAGCGATGAGCAAAAGTACCGCAAAAGGAGAAGATAGAAAAACTACAAAAGAGAATAAAAGATTAGAGCGAGCAATGAGTAAAAGTACTGCAAAAAGATTTACCGATAAAAAAGCCGCAAGAGAAAATAGACGAATGGAACGGGAAATGAGTAAAAGTACTGCAAAAGGAGAAGATAGAACAACTAGAAGAGAATCTGCAAAGGCTGATAGAGCAATTCGTAAAGCTGGTGAGTCTAAAGCACAATCTCCTATGTCACTACAAGAGGGAGAAAGAGGAAAATTTAAGAGAGAATATTTGAGCAAGCAAAGTAATAGAAAATGGGTTAACCCTTCTGAACCAGGTGGTGTTTATGATCAAATGAGAGAAAAGAAAGAGGGAGCAAGAGACCAAACCAAAACAAGAAACAAAGCACAAGAAGAAAGGAGAAAAGAGCTTAAAAGCCAAGGTGGGGTAAAAAAAAGAAGCGTTTACCCAGGCAAGCAGCGCCCAATGTCGTTCAAAGAAATTGGTAGAAGATAATACAATAAAACAATACAATTAAATTAAATTAAATACATTATGGAATACAACTTACCTAGTGAGTTGGTGAAAGATCTTAGCTTTGGTAAAGATGCCAAGGCTAAGATAATCACCGGCGTGAATAAATTAGCCCAAGCTGTGAAGTCAACGTTAGGAGCATCGGGAAAATGCGTGATATACGAAGACGGCAGGGGCAGACCGGTCATAACAAAAGATGGTGTAACCGTAGCGGAAAGCGTAGTCTTATATGATCCGGTCGAAAACATGGGAGCAACTTTAATCAAAGAAGCTGCTCGAAATACAGTTAAAGATGCTGGAGACGGTACAACAACTGCAACAGTGCTAGCAGAAGCACTAATCAAACAAATAGACACCGCGGTCGCGGAAGGTCTTACGATCAGAGAAATTAAAGATGGAGTTAGCAAAACATTGGAAGATGTCATTAGCTATTTAAATAATAAAGCTATAGATGTTGAAGGTGACATGTTAAAGTCCGTTAGTGCAATATCGTGTAATAACGATAGAGAACTTGGCAGTATTATAGCTGAAGCTTATGATAAGGTTGGGAAGAATGGTGTAGTATTAATGGAAGAGAGTGAATCAGAAGATACATATGTTGATGTGGTTGATGGTGTTCAAATGGAATGCGGTATAACATCACCTCATTTTATAACTAATACAGAGAAACACACTTGCGAACTTGATAATCCATTAGTGTTTATTTGTTCTTCTGAAATACCTAACGTTAGAAAAATACAAAGTATATTAGAATATGTTATAAAGAACAACCGATCTTTACTTATAGTAGCTCCAGTAGCACAGCAAGTAAAGTCGGCGCTTTTAATGAATAAAGTAAAAGGTAATATTAAAGTTAATGTTATTGACTTACCAGGCTTTGGTCCTACTAAAAAAGATGCTACAGAAGATCTAGCTATATTAACTGGAGCTACAGTGCTTAATGAAGAGCTTGGTGATGATTTAGACTTAATGAAGCCAGAACATTTAGGTGAAGCTGAATTTTCAGTAACTAATGATAAAAATACAGTACTAACACTTGAAGGCATGACTGAAGGTATTGAAGGTAGAATAGATGAATTAAATAAAAAGCTACTCGAAGAGCAGAACGGATATATAAAAAAGAAACTAGAAAATAGATTAGCAATGTTATCAGGTAGTGTAGGTATAATACGTGTAGGCGCTAACTCTAAAGTAGAATTAAAAGAAAAGAAAGATAGAGTAGAAGATGCAATATATGCTACAAAAGCGGCATTGCAAGAAGGTATTGTGCCAGGAGGTGGAGTAGCATTATTAAACGCTAGTCAAGAAATTTCGGCCGGGCAAGCCGGCAAAGTGTTACTTAATGCTTTATCTGCTCCATTTAAAACTATATTAGACAATGCTGGCTTAATGCAAGTAGCGCCAAGACCTGTTAAGGGAGTAGGTGTAGATGTGGTGACTAGTAAAGAAGTTAATATGATTGAATCTGGTATTATTGACCCAGTACTTGTAACTAAATCTGCTCTTAAAAATGCTGTAAGTGTAGCTTTAACTATTATGTCAGCAGATTGTGTAATATCAAATATACGTATAGAAAATGCAAGCAGTTAATGATTATGTAATAGTTGATATAATAAAAGAAGGACCAAAAAAAGTTGGTGGGCTTATATTAACAGATGAAACAGATGAAACAAATAGGTATAAAAAAGCAAACATCGTATCTGTAGGGAACATGGTTGAAGTAGTAAAACCTGGTGATAGTATATATTATGATGCTATTGCTGGTCACGATATAGCTTATAATGATACGATGTATAGAGTTATTCGTGCTAGAGATATAGTTATAGTAGAATAATTACTATTTAGTAAAAACGTGTAATTACTATTAAAGTAGATTATACACAAACTATAAACCAAAAACAAAAAACAAAAAATCAAAAATTAATTAATAATCATTAAAAATTTAAAATATGAAAACTAAAATGTTAATTTTCCACGCATCAGCTGTGGATTCAAACTCTGTAACAAGTGCTGATGATGGAGCAAATTTAGATTTAGCTGCTTTTGATCCTGCTAATATAACTTCAATTGCCGCTGAAAACAATGGAGCTGGATTAGTTTACGTATATTTTGCAAATTCTAATAGATTTGAAGGTGGACCAGTTGGTTCAGCTACTGAGCTTTTAGAGCAAGCTTTTGTAAGATTAACTTGTACTTCTGGTAAAGAAATAGATGTTGTAAAAGATCTTACTGCTTTAGCTTGTGGCACTGCAAGTTACGAAAACCCAGTAGTTGTGTTTGATGCTATAAACTCTGTTTATCCTATCAATCACATTACAGGTATGCAAATTAGACGTCACAATACTACTGTAACAGTAGCTTCTGACTCTTAATAAGTGCGGTTGACTAGTCACGATTTACGTGATTTACAAATCCTTAAGTATTACAGGCTCGTTAGAAAATGGGCCTGTAAGACTTACGGGTTGACAGACGCTGATCTTGAACTCTTAATATATTTAGACTGCAAAGGGCGTTTTACAAGAAATGAATTTATCGACGGTACCTACACAATGAGTTGGGATAAGAACCGTTGGGAAAAATTAAGGAGGAATGGTTGGATAGAAACGTGGAGACACAGAAACAGAACAACCATCAAATACTCTGTATTCAAAACCTCCTTCAAGTGCTCACACTTGATAAGTAGAATATATCGTATACTTTTAGGGGAAGAAGATATACCTACTTCAGAATCAAATGTGTTTTTTAATAACAAATCATACACCGATAAGGTAATGAATAAGTCTATCGATGATATGATAAAAGATAACAAACGATGATAGGAAAATTTATAGGTGGCTTATTCGGCAAAGTAGTAGACAATGCAGAAGGAATACTTGATAAGGTTATTACAACAGACAAAGAAAGAGATGAAGCAAAACTCGCTCTTAGACGGTTATTACTTGACGCCGAAACAGAAGCTTTTAAACAAGAAGTTGAGGACAGAAAAAGTGCACGCGATATGTATAAAGACGATGCGCTCATTCAAAAGATCCTTGCAACATTATTTACAGCAGCATACTTTGGATTAAGTTTCATGATGTTTAAATTTTTCGTAATGAGAGATTTAGAACTAGGTGAATTTGAAATAAGTTTTATTTCTACTATATTCGGAGCTATGAGTGCTAAAGTCAACACGGTAGTCGATTTCTTTTTCGGCGGATCGTCTAAAAAGAATGAACAAACTAAAAAATAAATAAAAATGGGAAAATATTTTACAGTAGAAGTAAAACCTACAATACCAACAGTTGCAGCTGGTCAGCACGCGGCGTTCGCTGACAACGACTTACTTTTTGATTGGTTCGCTTTTGATATACCAAAAGGAACAGCAAAATTAACGCACATGATGATGGAAACGCGACCTAAAGGCGACTCAGGAGCTACAAAAAATGTCTTCAAGTGTGACTTAATATTTGCAAAAACTGTTAATGGAGTAGCGCCAACTAGTTTAGGTACTGTTAATAGTGCTCTTACTGCTGACGTTAATAATTCAAATCATATGATTGATTACTTTGCAAACGCAGGTTGGGTTTTTGAGGGCCACACGGATAGTACTTCTATTGCTCAAGTAAAAGAAGCAAAAGCCGCATGTTTTATAGAAGGAGAGCCAGATAGTGGTATAAACGTTGGATATGATAGAATTTATGTAGCAGGTATATGCGGTGGAGCGTTTGATTTTAGATCAGCCTGTTTAATTAACAATGGCGATTTAAATGGCCCTGTATTAACAGTTAATGGCACGGATCCAAGATTATTTTTAGCAGCGGGTGATACGATAGCAGTAACAACAACGGCTGACACTAGTGTTCAAAAAGCCATGGGTGTTATTAAAAGCGTTGATTCAGATGTTCAAATAACTCTTGAATCAGCGTTTACAACAGGAGACGTAACACATCAAGATATTGTATATAATGTTAGTCCAATTAAATTTACTCTCTGTTTCGAAAGATAAAATAAATTATAAATTAAATTAAATTAAATATGAAAAAAGAAAAAATGGTTGACCTTAAACCTAAAGGTGAAAAAATATCTGATGAGCACTTAAAAGAACTACAAGGTATATTAAATATAACAAATAATATCCAATTTAAAATTGGCCAATTAGAAGGACAAAAACATACGTTACTTCACGAGTTAGGATTAACTCAAAAGAAAATTGTAAACATGCAAGACAAGCTTGCTAAAGAGTATGGCACTTTTGATATTAATGTTACAGATGGTACTATTAATAGAGAAAAAGATGAAAAATAATATAATCAGAAAAATTACCATAGGTAAAGATTACAAGAATGATGCCATGCATTATGCAGTTGATCAAGAGGTATACGGTGGTCATAAAATATGTGATATAATAGAAGAAGAAGATAAATATTGTATATATATTAGAAAAGGAGACGTTGTTATACCTTGGAAAGATTTCAATAAAAATATGGCCATATCAGTTGAGTATAATTTAGAATATTAATGAATGCTGCTTACAAAGATTATATTATTAGCCCTATTGGTAATAGGTATAATAACAGTATACGAGTCGACAACAAACAATTAATACTTAATACTGAAGTATTTAATCATCAGTATATAAATAGAAAAGCAAAAGTAATCGCTACTCCATTATTATTTCAATCACCCATTAATGTGGGTGATGAAGTAATTGTGCACCATAATATATTTAGAAGATGGCATGACGTGAAAGGTAAAGAAAGGAATAGTAGATCTTATTGGAAAGAAGACAAATACTTTGCGTCTCTAGATCAAATATTTCTTTATAAAAAAAACAATTGGATTGCCACATCAGGTTTTAGTTTTATTAAGCCGCTAAAAGCTATTAATGAACTAAATGCTGAAGTAGAAAGACCGTTGATTGGTATCGTTAAATACTCTGATGGTTCTTATAAAAAAGAAGAGTTGGTAGGATTT